GCTGCTGCATGAGCGCGTCCTGCGTTGCATTCTTCTTTCCCTTCTGACCTAGGGCAGGCGGCTGTGCGGTCCCGATCGCATCGGCCGCTTCAGACTTCATCAGATTGATGAATGCCATCGCGGAGTTCGAGAGTGCGGCCTTCTGCTTTACTGGCTGAATGGCTCCCAACTCCGTCACCGCGATGTGCTGATTAATCTGTCGTTGGAACATCTGTGCAGCATTCTTGAGTTTGTCCGGCACGTATTCGTAGATTGGGTTCACCTCGTCCTTGGCGGCAATGTACGCAAGGTTCTCGACCACGTTCAGTGCGCGGTGCTTGTCTTCGACGAGATCTGGCACCGAGACGGTAGCGCTCGAGTGCGGCTCGCGAAAAATGTACTTTGTCACGATCGGCCAGAGACTCTCGCCTTCGTTCATGACATCGTCCTTCAGGTCGAGTTCCTCCTCGCGCAGTATCTGCGTAATGCTCCGGTTGGTCCACACAACCGTCTTTTTCCCGTTGAAATAGGTATAGTGCTCTAGGATCTGATAGACGCCGCTTGAGGGAACGAGACTTTCGGTCGCTGCTGGGTTCACGTCCTTCGCAAGCTCGGCCTGAATGTGCCAGGTCCAGATGTACGGATCCACACCTGTTTCGATTTTGCTTACGTCACTTACGCCATCGATGATGCCTTCATTGATCATGCGCTCAAGCTCGTGCTTGTTCTTCAGAACCCATTTGTCGTAGTAACGCCATTGCTGGACTTCCGAAAAGTATGGGTCGTACTGAAAGAACATCGGATTTATAACGGTCGGCTCCATAATACGTCGCTTCTTGTTGAAATTGAGCGTCTCGCAATAGCCGCGTCCGTAGAATGCCGCGTCCCATATCCAGTCGTAGTCGAGATTTGCCTTGTCCATCTCCTGCGCGTCGCTCATTGCCATCTTCTCTAGGCTCGCGACCGCATACAATTCGGCATCGCTGCCCGGCTTGAACTTCGCGGTCTGCGTGTTCGAATAGAGGGAGCTGAAGACGCGCATGAAATACGAGTACAGCGTGGTCGAAGCAATGTTCTGCTCCCCACGCTGTAGGTTATTCATCATCATCAGCTGGCGCGTCCATCGGGTTTTCTTCGGCTCAAGGTACGAGCGCCCCTCCTCGTATTCGGAGCGGATCTGATTGAGCTTATCTCCTTTGGTCATCTTCGCCATGAGTGATCATACTATTCTGCCGATGTTTCTGGCGCTGCTTCAGATTCTACTTCTGTTTCCGATTCTGCCGATGTTTCGGTAGCGGCTTCCTCATCGGTTGCACGCGATGTGAAATGATCGGGGAATTCTGCTGGGAGCTGATCGAGGAGTGTCTGTAGATCCACTGCGAGACCTGTCACGCTCGAATGCTTGTCTATGGTTGGGATAATGATCATAATTGTGTTCTTAATGCTAATGAGTACATGGTAGCACTACGTCAAGTGCTTTTCGGATTGCAAACTGTGGAGAACGCTTTTTATTCGTGGAGACGAATGCGATCATAGCGTTGTCGTAGTGCGTCCCTTGTCGATATCATCTTGTGTTCGCGCATCGACCTTCATGCGCGGAAATTCAGACCAGTCTTTCACCTTCTTGAATGTCGCCTGCTTCAGCTTCGCCCAACCGTGCCACACACCATCGGTGCGTTGGTTTACCACGAAGTCAGGCCCTTCGCCATCGGGCCACCAACCAATCGAATCGCAGTGTTTTTCGAGCGCTTCCTGTATCTGCGCGCGGATCTGGTCTTTCGACAGATTGCGCATCTTCGCTTTATTCGCCGGGAGGCGCGGGTCGAGAATTATGTGACAAAGCACGCGCTCATCGCCAGTGTCTTCGCCCACGATGTCTTCGCCAAGGACGCTTTGCTCCTTCACTTCTGCAGCGTCTATCTCCACAGCTTCTTCATCGGTCGCAATGCGCATGCCGCCCATGCCACCATGATCCACCACGCCATCATAGTCGACCGATTGGTTATCGAGCGTACCCAAGTCTAGCTCGCTCATCTCGTCATTCCCTTTGGTTGGTCCATGTTCCATAGGTCATCAGTATTATCGTGAAAACTTGTCGTCTGATAAGAGGATTGCGGCTTTTTTTTCTTGATGCCCCACACCGCAAGGGCGAGGCTCATCACACAATCGTCATGCTGACCTTCTGGCACCGCAATGTACACTCGTCCTCGCTTGTTCACGTCGTATGCAAATGCTTCCAGTTCTTCTAGAAGCGGTTCGTACTCGGGAAGCATCAGTTGATCGTTTGCGAGCATAACGCTCAAATTGCGCAGAAGGTCCATGCGCTGTTTCTCCGTGAAGGTCACCGCCTCGAGTGGCTTGATGCCATCGTTGCGGAGGTCGTCCACGATCGGGCCTCCCACTCCCGTTGCGTCCACGGTCAATGCGCATTTGTTGTACCGACCCCAGAATGCTGCAATGCGTGCTTTCTGCAACGGCCAGTCCACCTGATTGAAGCGCTCCGGGATGCCGACACGGAATCTGTCCTTCTCTCCCCATCCTACCACGCGCTCGGTCACCTCTACTGGTGTAAGCACAGTCCAGTCATTAAATTTAGCTAGGTCTACGCCTGACTTGAATTCAGAACTTCCCGGATCTCCAAAGCCCCCGTGCCATAGGTTCTCTCTCACGCGGGTGAAATAGCTCGTACCGCCCTCTATCGGAATGCATTCATATTCCATGTCGAAGAATGCCTGCGGCGTCGTCCTACGGGCTTCCTCGAGCGCGTCAGGCTCTATGATGCCGCTTTCCGATGCCTTCACCACGATTTGGAACCACTGGTCTGGGTTCTCGAGCGCGAACTGCTGTTTTGCGTAGAGGTCCTTCTTGCCTTTGTATGTCCCCATGAACCAGCACCATGCGTCTGAGTTCGCTCGCATAATTGGCTGAATGATGGCGCTCCACACTTGAATGAGCATATCGTCGTATTCGTCCAGCACCACACCTAGTGGGTTCGGTCCGCGTAGATCGTCCGGATTCCTTGCGCCGAGCAAGTATACTTTGCTTCCGTTTGGATACAACAGGTAGTGATCGGAGTTGTTCCGATGCTCCCATGCATAGGGCAGCACGTTGCGCTGATACATATCCGGGTCGTCCCACACTGTTTTCTTTCCCTGCGCAAGCGTTGGGAACACATGCCAGTAAGTTGCAGACACTGCCTGCGCCCAGCGGTCCAGCTCTTTGATGGCCAGCAGGGTTTTCTTCGCCTTTCGGTGCGCGACTATGACCTTGAAGCGCCGATGCACTTTCAGCGTGATGAGATGCCATGCAAGTTTCCAGTCGACGTCGTTCATACCAGCTATACGTTCACCTTTTCTACTTTCAACTGCGCGTTCACCAGCTTTACATATCCTTGGTAGTCATCGCTCACCATTGCGTACAGCACATGCGATAACGGCACGCCGGACTCACGTGCAATCTCTATCGGCTCCATCTCCTTCAGCATAAACATAATCGCGTCGTAGTCGCATGGTTCGAGAAGCGTGCTTTTAAATCGATCTTGAATACCTAGATATTTTTTACGTTCATTCATCATAGTTTCTTTGAGCGCCTTTCCATGACGTCTTTCAGCGGATCATCTTCTCCGTACAGCACAATGGTTGGGCTGAAGTTCACCCCATCAATTTGCACATTGTCGCCGAATTCAGATTTACGTTTACGTTTCAGGTAATCCATGGCGTTGTTGTAATTGTGTTCAATTCCTTTCACCACGGTTTGCCGAGCTTTCAGAATAGGACGTTGTCGTAAAGACTTTATTCTATCGGAAAATTTTAAATTCTTTTTGAGGTGATCGTATATCGTATCGGGATTAATACCCGCATACATAGCCATTTCTTCCACTGTTCCATCGAGCGCAGCTACTTCCTCTATTTTCCGAATGACTTCAGGCGTCATCACCGTAGGACGGCCTGCTTTCTTTCGCTTTGTTTTGGTTTTTTTGGTTTCCATAATTATTCAGCGGAGCGACCAGTTTTTTTCTTATAGCTCACGGGCCACGAGATAATCTTACCGTTCACCTTGACCTTCTCTGTTTCCGTGAAGTCTACCCAACGTTGCACTATCGCGTCTACCCAGCGAGGATCTAGCTCCATGAGGTATGCCACGCGATTGAACTTGTGCGCGGCGATCAGAGTGCTTCCGCTTCCTCCGAATAGGTCCAGTACGGTGTCTCCTGACTTAGAGCTGTTCTGCATCGCATACCCAACGAGTTCGACCGGCTTTTGCGTAGGATGCACGTACTCCTGCACGTCGTCTCTGCGCATGCTCCATATCGTGGTCCTTCCTGCCGCCTCTAATCGCTTCTCACGCTTTGCCCATGCGATCAGATCTGTTTCGCTTGCATGCAGATCCACGACGCTGGTGTGCGTGCGATCTCCATAGAATCGGGTCT